GGGTAGAGAATATAATAATGCTTTTGTGCTTGTAGAACAAAATACAAGCGATCAAGTTACTGATATTTTATACAACGAATTAGAATACGAAAATATATTATTCGTCAACAGAACCACAAAGGGGCAATTTGTCTCTGGTGGCTTTGGTGGTGGTAAGACTCAGTTGGGTGTTTACACGGATAAGGCAGTCAAAAGACGTGGTTGCATGAATCTGAAAACTCTAATTGAAGAGAAGAAATTGTTGATCACGGACTTTGATGCAATTTCTGAGATTTCAACTTTCATCGAATCGAAAGGATCTTTCGCTGCAGATGACGGTTATCATGACGATATCGTTATGACTTTGGTTCTTTTTGCTTGGTTGTCAACCCAGCCATACTTTAAGGAGCTTACTGACGTTAATATGAGAACTGTTATATACGAAAAACAAATACAAGCAATAGAAGAACAGTTAACACCATTCGGGTTTATTTCGGATGGCAGGGAAGAGGAAGCTGCGCCTTTGAATTTCTAAAAATGCGAAATTACTAAATAATACTATGCAGTCCGTGCTCCTCAGCAAACAAAATAACATGTATATGTAATAAGGAGAATTACAATGCCTTTCCAACTTAGTCCTGGCGTTGCAGTCGTAGAAAAAGATTTCACTTCAATTGTTCCAGCAGTATCTACTTCTGCTGGTGCTTTTGCTGGCGCATTTGCGTGGGGTCCTGTAGAGGATCCTGTTCAAGTCGCTTCTGAAAACGAACTTGTTGACAGATTCGGTAAAGCTACCGACAACAATTTTATCCCTTTCTTGACAGCAGCAAACTTCCTATCATACGCTAATAACCTGTTGGTTGTTCGTACTGATGGTACAAATCTTAAAAATGCGGTGTCATCTGGCACACCAATTGTAGTCAAAAATGCAGATACTTACGCTTCTAGCTACGCAAGTGGTCAAGCAAACGTAGGTGAGTTCGCTGCCAAATATCCAGGAACATTGGGTAACTCTTTAGAAGTTATCGCAGTGGACAAGGATACATGGTCTGCTTTCCAAACTGCTCAACCAGCTATCGCTGCTCAGTTTGAGTTCTCTCCAGACACTTCACCTTATGCTAAGAATGCTGGCAAAACAGGTGCTGAAGACGAATTGCACATTTTAGTCTTAGACAAGAATGGTGCTTGGTCTGGTGTAGCAGGAACTGTTCTAGAAAAATTCGTTGGTCTATCTAAAGCATCTGATGCTAAGAAATTAGATGGTTCAAACAACTACTACAAAGATGTGCTTAACAGCCAATCTAAGTATATCTGGTGGATGGATCACACAACTGCTCTTGCTTCTACTGGCGCTGAATGGGGTACTGCTGTTACAACAATCGGTTCTGCTCAGTACAAAGCATTAACTGCTGCATTAGATATTACTCTAACAGGTGGTGCTGATGATTTCTCTCCATCTGCAGGTAACCAACAAACTGCTTATTCAATCTTCGCTAACGATGAATTGTATGACATCTCTTTAGTGATCGCAGGTAAGGCATCTTCTACTGTTGCTACTCACATTATTAACAATATTGCAGAAGTGCGTAAAGATTGCGTTGTGTTCATTTCACCAGAAGACACTGATGGTTCTATCATCCTTGGCTCTGACGCTGCTGCTATTACAAAAATTACTGCATACCGTGATGCTCTACCAAGTTCATCATACGCAGTTCTTGACTCAGGTTTCAAATATCAATACGACCGTTACAACGATAAGTTCCGTTACGTTCCATTAAATGGTGATGTAGCTGGTCTATGCGCTCGTACTGATTACACAACAGATCCATGGTTCTCTCCAGGTGGTCTAAATCGTGGTCAAATTAAGAACGTAGTTAAATTGGCAGTTAATCCAGGTAAAACACAACGTGATACACTTTACAAGAAAGGTGTTAACCCAGTTGTTACATTCCCAGGAGAAGGAACTGTTCTATTTGGCGATAAGACTCTATTGGCTGCGCCAAGTGCATTTGATAGAATCAACGTGCGTCGCTTGTTTATCGTTCTTGAAAAAGCGATTGCAACTGCTGCTAAATTCCAATTGTTCGAGTTCAACGATTCGTTTACTCGTGCTCAGTTCCGTAACCTAGTTGAGCCATTCCTACGTGACGTTCAGGGACGTCGTGGTGTGACTGACTTCCGTGTTAAGTGCGATGACACTAACAACACTGGCGAGGTAATTGATCGCAATGAATTCGTTGCCGAGATCTTCGTTAAACCAAATCGTTCTATTAACTTTATCACTCTAACTTTCGTTGCTTCACGTTCATCAGTGAACTTTAACGAAATTGGTGGATAATACCTAAATAATAGAAGAAAGAATTAAGGAGATATTAAATGGCAAATATTGCTGATTTTAAAGCGCAACTGGTTGGAGGCGGTGCTCGTCCTAACCAGTTCCGTGTAGAACTTGCTTTCCCTTCATATGTTACCGCAGGGATTGTGGCAGGTACTCGTGCTCAGTTTTTATGTAAAGCTGCGCAATTACCTGCTGCTACGATTGAAGACATTCCTGTCCAATATCGTGGTCGTGCTGTTCACTTTGCTGGCGAACGTACCTTTGCTCCATGGACTGTTTCGATTATTAATGATACAACATTCAATATTCGCAATGCGTTCGAACAATGGTCAAACGGTGTTCAAAACTTGACAACTACAAACGGTAGAACTAACCCACGTGATTATCAAGTTGACTTGAACGTGCATCAGCTAGACCGTAACGGTGGTATCATTAAGACTTACAAATTTGTGGATGCATATCCAACAAACATTGGAGCGATTGCTTTAAGTTTTGATACAACAAATGCTATCGAAGAATTCGAAGTAGAATTTACATACAACTTCTGGTCATCTAATACTGCGACAGCATCTGGTGTTGGCGTGAACGTATCGATCGATACACCGATCGGTTCACTACCAATCCGTATCTAATACAATTTTTTATAATTATTTGAGAGTAGGTCAGAATGGCTGAATTATTTGGTTTTGAGATAAAGCGAAAGAAACAGAAAGAGGTGGCAAGCATCGTCTTGCCATCTCCTGACGATGGCAGCACGATCGTAAACAGTGCTGGAGGTTACTATGGGATGGTTCTTGATCTAGATTCTTTAATCAAGAACGAGAACGATCTTATTAAGAAGTATAGAGAGATCGCACAATATCCAGATTGCGATGCAGCGATTGAAGATATTGTAAACGAAGCGATTGTATCTGAAGACAATAAGTCTCCAGTTAACATTGTACTAGATCATGTCAAATTATCGCCAAGTATTAAGAATAAAATTCAAGATGAATTTGCTAATATTCTTAAGGTGTTAAAATTTGAAGAGAAATGCAATGACATGTTTCGTTCATGGTACGTAGATGGCAGACTCTATTACCATATTTTATTAGACGTCAATAAGCCAAAGGATGGCATTATTGAATTAAGATTTATTGATCCACGCAAGATCCGTAAGATTAAAGAAGTTATTAAAGAGCGTGGACAAAATGGTGCAGAGATTGTTACAGGTGTTGAAGAATACTACATCTATAACGACAAAGGTATTACTGAAGGTAGAACGCAAGGAATCAGACTTTCACTTGATTCTGTAATTTTTGTTCCTTCAGGTGTAGTTGATAATAACACTGGTATGACATTGAGTCATTTACATAAAGCAATTAAACCAGTAAATCAACTTAAGATGATTGAAGACTCTTTGGTCATCTATAGAATTACTAGAGCACCAGAGCGTAGAGTTTTCTATATTGATGTCGGTAACTTGCCTAAGTTAAAAGCTGAGCAATATGTTAACGACATTATGAATAAGTTTAAGAATAAAGTTGTTTACGATGCTACTACAGGTGAAGTCAAAGATGACAGAAAACACCTTAGTATGCTTGAAGACTTTTGGATGCCACGTCGTGAAGGTGGTAAAGGAACTGAGATTACTACGCTACAAGGTGGTCAAAGTTTAGCAAACATCGAAGACGTTGAATATTTCCAAAACAAACTTTATCAAGCATTAAGTGTTCCTGTAACACGTCTAAGACAAGATACAGGATTTACCTTAGGTAAAGCATCTGAGATTACACGTGACGAAGTTAAGTTTAGTAAATTTATTAATCGTCTACGTAAAAAGTTTTCAAAGGTATTCTTAGATACATTAAGAGTACAGCTAATTGCTAAGTCTATTATTAGCCCAGATGATTGGGAAGACTTATCGTTAGAGCAGGATATTAAATTTGACTTTATGAAGGATAACTTCTTCGCAGAGTTAAAAGGTACTGAAATTTTACAAGGTCGACTAAACATGCTTCAAGCAGTTGAACCTTACGTTGGTAAATATTATTCAGTCGAGTGGGTTCGCAAGAACGTCTTACATCAAACAGACGAAGAGATCGAAGAGATCGATGGTCAGATTGATAGTGAGCAAGAGAAAATTTCGCAGTTACAGTTTGCGCCAACACCAGTTACGCAACAACCTGATGAGATTGCCCCAGAAGCTGATGGTGAAACACAGAATGTTCCTTAAGGAGAATAACAGATGAGTACAAGAGATTTAGTTGATGCTATGGTTACTGGTAAATCAGTCGACATGGAATCCGCATTTAATTCATGCGTTGCAGAACGTGTTGCTGAAAAGTTAAACCAAATGAAAGTGGATCTTGCACAAACAATGTTCCAAAGTTCAGAAGAAGCAGAAACCGCTGTAGAAGAGTAATCTAATGCTACAGTTTTCGTCATTAAGAAAAAAGATTTTAGGTGCGACGAACATCGCAGAATCTTTTTTATACGGTAAGAATAGATCTAATGTAAAAATTACGTCAGATCTATCTGTATACATTAATGACGAAAAGTTAGATATAGAATTTTCGAGTTTAGAAGAAGCCAGAGAATACAGTAAAGAGCATATATCTACACAAGAAATATTAGAAAGTATCGATATAACAATACCAGAAAATAAAGTAGCGTCATATATTAAGAAACACTACAATATAGAAAAGATAACCGATACTTTGATCGAGTCATATATTGAATTGGCTTCTTCTAACATTTTTACAGTAGACCCTGTTATTCTTGAAATGAAGACAGGCTCTACGTTAATCGCTGGAAAGTTAGACTATACGCTGGAAGATGGTACTGTAGTTGCTATTGATGAATCTACTCAATCTAACCTAAATATGTTATTGAAAGATCGTCCCGAGATAGTTGAGTACATGAGAGAATCGAAGGATAATTTTATGCGTATTGTTAGAGATATAAAAGGGTAAGAGATGGCACTTTCAAAAACAGTATTAAGACTTACACAAACAGAAGCTGTTATCAAAGTTTCTGGTAATGGTGGGTCAGCGACTATTGACCTACAAACAGATTTATTAGCTGCTACAGAATCCCTTGCAGCAGGATCACAAAATGTAACTATTGTTGGTGTTCGTTGGAGCGGAGAATCCGCTAACACTATTTTGATAGAAAGAAATTCTACAAGAATTTTAACTCTACCAACTGAGCAAGCAGATTACATTGCCTTTGATGGACAAGAATTGCCACCAGAAAACACTAATGCTACTCACGATATTGTAGTTGCGCAAGTTGGAAGTG